CTAACTATTGGATATAAGAACCTAAAAGGTAATACATACAATGATAACAAGACTTTCAGCTATACCAAAAGATATAATGAAGATGCGGAACTATATTACAACGAAACTTATGGAGGTAACAAATGAAAATAGAAAAATGGCTTAAAGATGTCTATTATGATGAGTATGGTACACATATTTGGAGTAAAAATAAAGAAGGAGATATTCAAAAAGTAGCAGATATTAGAGGTTGGGGTGCTATACAAAACTTATTTAAAACCCAAAAAGAAGCAGAGGAATTTCAAGATGAAGTTGGTAAATTTATTGCTGATGCTATTAATGAGAAAATACAAAGAGATTTTGGAGATAAAAAATGACAATAAAAGAAATAATAGACCGCAACTATGCAGCCCAATTAAAGCGAGGTAAGGTAACAAAAAAAATAGACTTTTACGATTGGATTATAGACATTCGAGATGAAGTGAACGAACTATGGAATAGTTACCCTAAGCACAATTCAACCTTTGATGAAAAGGAATTAGCCGATATTATTCTCGTATGCTTGTCAATGTCTAAGCACTATAAAATAGATATTGTGAAAGCACTTGAAGAAAAAACATTATTTAACGAAACAAGAAAGGATTAAAATAAATAACTAACATTTGTATTTATTGTTTCGGGGGTTATATTTGTACCGCAGTTTCTAGATTATGAAAATATTAAAAATAATTCCTCCTTCAATACATTGCCAAAGCTTGCATCTACGCAACTCTAGGACTGCCTTTGTATTGTTGGGGGTTTTTTGTTTATATGAATGAGTTTAATAAAAATCAATACGCAGTTTTAACAGCTTCTATACTTTATAGAAAAGATATAACACCACGCCAAAAGATTTTAGTAGCTATGATTTCTAACATGAGTACTGAAAAAGGATCTTGTTGGGCTTCTAACAAACATTTTTCAGAATGTTTTGACTGCGAAGAGCGAACAATTCAAAGAGATTTACAAGAGTTAGAAGAGAAAAAAATACTTAATCGTGTAATTAACTTAAATTCAGACGGTTCTGTTAAATTTAGGGCGTTAATAATAATAGAAGCAGGGGTGACACAGATGTCAGGGGGTGGTGACAATCTTGTCAGGAGGGAGGGTGACACAGATGTCATATATAAAAACAAAGTTTTAAAAACAAATAAGAAAAGGGTAGAATTTACCCCTCCAACTATTGAAGAAGTAACTACTTATTTTGTAGAAAAAGGATATAGTAAACATACAGCAGAAACAGCATTCAATTATTATCAAAATTTAGAATGGAAAGATTCTAATAATAAACAAGTAGTTAATTGGAAATCAAAAATGATTGCCGTATGGATGAAAGAAGAAAATAAAATAAAATCAGTTGAACCTTTTAAAATTACATTTCCACGATGAAAGCATATTCAGATTATGGGATAGATATTCCAAATAATAAATATAAAGGGGAGGTAGTTGCTATTTGCCCCGAATGTTCGCACACCCGAAAAAAGAAAAAAGAAAAGTGTTTAGGTGTAAATTTAGATAAAAAAATATGGCATTGTAATCATTGTGGTTGGAAGGGGGGGTTACCTAATGAGTTTAAAATAGAAACAAAAACTTATATAAAACCAATAGCTTCAAACAAAACAGGAGCAAGTGAAAATTTAATTAAATGGTTTGAAAGCAGGGGTATTAATCAAGAAACATTAAACCATTTTAAAATAGTAGATAAAAAAGAATGGATGCCTCAAACCCAAAAGGAAGAAAATGTATGTATGTTTCAGTATTTTAGGAATGATGAATTGATAAATATAAAATATAGGGATGGTGCAAAAAACTTTAAACTACATAAAGACGCTGAATTGATATTTTACAATTTAGATTCTGTTAAAAATTTTGAAGATTGTTATATTGTTGAAGGAGAAATAGATTGTTTGTCTTTATACCAATGTGGAATATTTAATGTTTTAAGCGTTCCTAATGGAGCAAATTTGAATAGTAATAACCTAACATACATAGAGAATAGTTATGACGAAATATCGCATTTAAAAAGGTTTCATATTGCAACCGATAATGATGTTGCAGGTAGAATGCTTAGAGATGCTATTGCTACAAGGTTTGGCAAGGAGAATTGTGATTTTATAACTTTTAATGATTGTAAGGATGCTAATGATTGTTTGCAAAAATATGGAACAGAAGAAGTTATGGACTGCATATCTAAAAAATATCAGTTTCCAATAGAGGGTGCTTTTACGATAGAAGATTTTAATGATGATATTGATGACTTTTATTACAATGGATTGCCCGTTGGAGCTAAAATAGGAGTAGAAGAAATTGACAAATTAGTTTCATTTCACAAAGGGTATATATCTGTAATTACGGGAATACCCTCACATGGAAAAACAGCAGCACTTGATTATATTATTACGAGATTGAATCTAACCGAAAAATGGACAGGAGCTTTTTATTCCCCCGAAAATAAACCTACAAAATTACATTTTAGTAAATTGGCAAGGCTTTATATAGGAAAGTCTTGGGATGGGTATAATAAAATGACGTATGATGAAATGAGCGATGTTAAAGAATACCTTAATGATAAGTTTTGGTTTATAAAGCCTGAAAAAGATTTTACATTAGATACAATACTTAGTAGTGTTAAAAGGTTAATTTTATTAAAAGGTATTGATTTTTTTGTTATAGACGCTTGGAATAAATTAGAGCATAAAGACGATAGTACGTCTTATGTTGGCAAGGAATTAGATAAATTAGCAGATTTCTGTGAACTTAATAATGTACATTGCTTTTTAGTTGCACATCCTACAAAGATGAAAAAAGACAAAGATGGAATAAGATTTGAAGTTCCAAGTCTTTATGATATAAGCGGTTCTGCAAATTTTTATAACAAAGCCGATTTGGGTATTTGTATTTATAGAAATTTTGACACCAATGTAACAACAATGATAATTCAAAAAATAAAATTTAATCATTGGGGCGAAACGGGAGCTATTGATTTAAAATACCAATTACAAAACGGAAGATATTATTTAGAAACAAAAGGTTCAGATAATTCATCATGGTTAAAAAGAACACAAAATTTAGGAGTTTTATCTACCGTAACAAAACCAATAGTAGAGCAGTCTAATTTAAAGGACACGGAAAAATTTTCAAATAAAACCATTAAACCAAGTTTGAAACTTGAATCATTTAATGTTGAGGAAGAATATGATGATGATGTTGCTCCTTTTTAATCACATTTTAATTAAATAAATCAATAATAAATTAAACATTTGTAAAAATTATGGAAAGCAAAGAAGAATTAAGTTTAGCTATGCGTAAGCAAGCAGAAAGAATTGACAAGGAATGGGAGGAAAAAGTAAAGGTAATATCCTTTAGCTTCGTAAGGATTCACGCTTTATTGAAAGCTGCGAAACACGATAGAGATTTCATTTCACAGAATATGCAGTTCTTTAAAACAAGGAATACAGCAAAGAATGTTATGGATGCTTTCCATAAGATTGACTATGTAATACTTATGCTTGATAAAATATACGCTAATAAAAGAGAAGTACCCCCCGAAAAAGCATACGAAGCAGATGAGTTTACCTATAATATTGATGACTTTGTAGAACAAACTCTTCGCCCCGAAATAGAAAATCAACTTGTGCAGCTTGGCGAAAGGGTGGGGGTATAACGGTTGAGTATATACGCTGTTTTGTGTAGTTTTTATATGCGTTTGCGTATGATTTATCGTTCATTAATCAAATTATACGAAATAACATATAATTTATCACTCAAAAAATTGCACATAACGTATGGTGCTTGGCGAAGGTTTTGTTGCAAAAATAACATATAATTGCGAAAAAATATCAACACAAAACTTTTATATACACGCTGTTATGTGCAGTTTATACCCGAAGGGGTACGATATATCATTCATTAACTATAATTATACCCGATAACATATAATTTATCATTCAAAAAATTGCACATAACTATTGGATACACGCATTTTGTCCAGTTTATTTACTAAAAAACAAGACATAAATATGAAACAAGAAACTGAAAACCAACAAGATACAAGTGACCACCTACTAGACAAATTGAGTGTAGGTGATGTTATAAGTTCGGTTTGCGACCATGAATATATTACAGATGCTAATTGGAAGCACTTAACTTGCCGTAAATGCAATGATAGAATAGAACCTAAGCAAACTGTTTTATAACGGTTACAGCTATACGTCAGGTTTTGTTTTTCACAAAACTTGCGTATAGGTGGTGTTAGCAGTAGTACGGATTATTAACGAAAAATATAAATAGAAAATGGAAGCAAAAAGTAAAGCAATAGAATTAAGAGATAAACACGCAAAATTTCAGACTTATACAGTAGGGTTTGAAGTAGATGCTCATTCTGAATTTGTAAGACTACAAAGAGCAAAGCAATCAGCATTAATAACAGTTGAGGAAATTTTGGAAGCACAGCCATCATACAGATATTGGGAAACCTACGATGATGAAACGCCATCTGCTATTTCTTTTTGGAATGAGGTAAAAGCTGAATTAGAAGCACTAACGTAGTATTACTGCTAACGGCACTTGGCTTGTGGTCAGGTGGGGATTTTGAAAACTAAAACTTAAATATATGTACAGAAGATTATTAGAAGCACTAAGGCTCGTTAAACCACGTAAGCCCCACTTGCCACAAACCAATGTTAGCGGTAGTTACTTGTCGCAATTTGACAAGGAGTATGTTTATTCACAAACTGATGCTATCGCTTTTATGGGCAAGATGCAACACGAAACAGAATACGAGGTTTTAGACCTTGTAAAAAACAAATGGGTAAAAGAGCGATATACATTCCTTGTTGATAATAATGAACAGGAACAAACGCAGAAAATGATACACAATTTTAGAATGGGTTGGTGTCGTCTGTGTAATTACCGCTAACGGTTTCGGGCTTGGCGAAGTGGCTGAACCCGAAGTTCAATAGAATTACTAAACTTTAAAATTAAAAACAAATGTTGATAGAAGAACTAAACAGCCATTTTGCCAAACCCGTGTTATACGCTGGCACGGTTGATTAAACGATAAACTTAAATTGAAACAAATTTTTTATTAAAATGAGCGGTGGCAAAAAAGAAATATTATTAGGTGATTGTTTGGAACTTATGAAGGATATACCAAACGGAAGTATTGATATGATACTTTGTGATTTACCTTATGGAACAACAGCCTGTAAATGGGATACAATAATACCATTTGACAAACTTTGGGAGCAATACGAAAGGATTATAAAACCGAATGGAGCAATAGTATTAACTGCTTCTCAACCTTTTACAAGTGCTTTGGTAATGAGTAATCCTAAAATGTTTAAGTATGAGTGGATTTGGGAAAAAGCAGTAGGTAGTAATTTTGCAGTTGCTAAATACCAACCATTAAAAGAACACGAAAATATATTAGTATTTTCTAAAAGTAAAACAATTTACAATCCGATAAAAGAAGAACGAAAGGGGAGTGGCAAAACAAGACTAAAAAACGGATACAAAAGTAATGGAACTTCAACAGAAGTTTATGGTGGATTGCAAAAAAACAGAATGGGTAAAGAATACGAAGATTTAAAATACCCATCATCTGTTCAATATTTCAATAATAGAGATAAAGATAGAGGTATGCACCCCACACAAAAACCAACTGAATTATTTGAATACTTAATCAAAACCTACACAAACGAGGGCGATTTAGTGTTGGATAACACAGCAGGAAGCGGAACAACTGCAATAGCTTGTTTGAATACTAACCGACAATTTATAGTAATGGAAAAAGAACAAAAGTATTACGATATTATTTTAAAGAGGGTGGGAGATTTTAATAAAAAATTTGAACCGCAAACTCTCTTTGGAAACGAAATGTAGTGCTTGCGTATAACTATTGAATATACGAACTTAAAAGGTAATACATACAATGATAACAAGACTTTCAGCTATACCAAAAAACACAATAATTAATTGTGATTTTGTAATAATAACTCATTATTTACCTAACACTAATTATGTATTTGAAAATGAAAAAGTTTTTAAAAAAGTTGGTAATAGATTAAAACCAATATCAATTTACATGAGTGGAAGATGTAAAGTTGTTAAAATTAATGGGAAACCCCTTTCAGTATCAAAATTAAATCAATTAAAGAAAAGATGTATTATGGTATTTGCTACTAATATAATTAAGATGCCCTTCTAAAGTTTCAACAACACAATAACAATTGCTTCTCCTATTACTGCTATCCATAACAAACGGATTGTGGTTTTTTGAGAAGCAAATTTTGTTTGTAGCTTGTCGTATCCTACTTTTAGTTTAATATTTTCATCTCGAAGCGTATCAGCCAATACTTTATAATTCAATTTGTCTTGTTGCAAATAAAGTAACTTTATGGCTGTTATGCTATCTTTCATGCGCCAATACTTTATTTCATAAAAACACTTAGTAGATTGCGCTATCGCAAAGCGGTTGGTAGAATCTTGCCTTCTCTGTCCATAACTTGAATAAGCTGTCAAATTTAAGGCTATCAATAGCAATAGTTTTAGTAATAAATATTTTCCTTTCATGGTATATAAATGTGTCTTGTTTTTTGAATATTGTATCATGCTGTTTTTCTAATCTCTCAAAGCTATCTCTCATATTCTCTACCCACTCCCTTTCGTAGCTATTTGGCTGTGGTCTTGTATTAAAGTAAAATATTACACAAATAGTAATTGCGGTTATTATAGCTATGTGAGTTACTTTCATATAGCAAAGATACTAAAATATTTAAGCAATTAAATGTCAAGTTTTATGCGGAGGTTACATTGCTGCTTTGCGAGAATTTTCGGAATGAGTTAAGAATTGCATATTGTCAATAGAATAACCTTTTAACGAATCAATCCTATCAATACTTGGTGCAAGTTTCATTTGATAATTACTTTTTTTGTAAGCTTCAAATAATATATCAAACTGCTTATTGTTTTTAGCCCAAGCATAAAAATCTTCTTTAATAATCAATGGTTTATTTTCGTATAAATAATATTTTGCTTTTTGTACGCCCGTTATTCTGCTTTTCATATTTCTATACATTCTCATAATAAAACCATTTTTAGTTTTTTCGTACTTTTTTGTGTAAGTATTATTGTTTTTTTCTCTTAATTTTCTTGTTTTTAAATTATAACAAGATTTGCAGTAAGTCATCAAACCACCTCTACATTCTTTATGTTTTCCATATTCTTCTAAGCCCTTATTTTCTTTACATATTGAGCATATTTTACTATTATTCATAAATACAAATTTACATGATTATCATTATAATAGAAAATAATTTATAAACAATTAGTAAATTTTTCCATCAATTATTGATTTTTGATAAAATTTATAATCCCCATTTTGACTAAGTTCTAAATACCCGAAGCCATGTGTCCACATATTAATTGGCATATAAGCAGGGTGCAAATCGCATAAACAACCAATCGAGAAGCAAGAATAAGGGTGTTCGTCTAAGTTCTTACCCATGTCTTTTGTTTCACGATGAAAGTGTGATGTTACTGCACTTTTGTTCAACTTCAATCTTAAAGACCTCGCAGGATTTACACCACCCGATGTAAGCCCCGTTTCGTGTCCATGAAATATTGCCAACTTTCCTGCATAAATATATTGAGTTGAATCTACTTTGATAATGTTTAAATCTCGAAGTTTTAAAAGTTCATGCAGTTGTATTAATTCGATGTCGAATATCTCAGGTGCTTTCTGCATGATGTACTTGTCGTATCTTATACAATGATTTCCATAACTCCACACTATTAACGATTTTGGGAACATACCTCTCAAACCTTTTAAGAATATACGAGTGCAGTCCATTTCGTATTTAACCGACCTTTTTCTCATATCCTTTTCATGTCGAGAGATGGTCGCAAAATCAATTAAATCTCCATTGATTATAATAGTATCTACTTGTTGCTCTAATCCATATTCTAATGCTGCGAAGACTGCATCATCATTGTGGTAAGGAATGTGTAAATCACTTATAATTAATATCTTCTTGCTTGCTTTTGGTAGTGTGTACGGTTGTATTCTTTCGCTTTCGCCTTTTGGCAAATCTTTTTTTAGTAATTCAAATTCTTTCCTAAATTCAAGATGATTTTCTTTTCTTGCTTTATCACCATGAACACCTTTCAAAGCCCTTATGTGACTTCTAACTTGCTCAATGTTTTTGTAAACACTTTTGTTTTCTGCATAAATCTTTTTTGCTAAAGTTAAATTCGCAGTATTAGGGAACTTTAACAAATACTCTTTTGCAATATCGGATTTAATACTTGGTTGACCTGCCATTTATAAGTGGAATAATTGTGCCTCTGCTTTTCTGCGATTTACTAATCCTTGTAATACCTTACCGCCTCCCGTTGTGTAGTGTGTTTCCCACCATTGTTTTAAGTCCTTAGATTTAGAATTAACTAACTTAAATAAGGTCTCCGACTTACCGCAATTCCATGCAAAAGAAACTAAGGCATCGAATTGATATTGGGTTAAATCTATCTTGATATTCTTATTGACTATCGCTTCATATTGTGGCAATAAATCCATTAATAATTCTTCCGCTTGTTGCTGTGTTATCTTATCGCCTAACTTGATTTTAGAACCATTTTTATAAAAGGTATTTCCATAGCCAATCGTGACTAATCCCGCAGGACAAGTATAAGCAGTTAGTTTGCACCCTTCAAATTTCTTTATTAATCCAAGTCCTCTAATTCCCGTTTTCATTGCTAAATAAGTTAGTTAGTTCATCAATAACTGCACCGCCTACTAATATCCAAAAAGCTATCTTTTCGTTCCCATTAACATAAGCAGAAACCGATATAGTTGCTAATATTGACTTGATAGCTAATAGCCATCTTTTGACATTCTTCGGTGTTGGCTCAAAGTAGTTTCTAAGTGATATTTTCTTCATCTCAATTCCTTAAATGTTTGTTCAAATCCAAATGATTTAATAAAAAAATAAGTTATCATTACACAAAGGATAGTCGATATAAAGCTATGTAGTATTTCATCATAAGAATAAGACAAACACACGCAAGCTAAGGCATCAAAAATGAACTCTATTATCTTAATTCGATGTCCTCCATCATTCGGGAATGTATTCTCCCAATATCCAATTTTATTTTGTGTAAATCTCGCATAACTCCACCACTCCGAATATCCATGTTTCTCAAACAATGAATCGAACAAAATAATACACTCGAACAATGCCCTACAATACCCTGCAATAAGTGCGAATAAAATACCCAATATCATGTAGTCGAACTCAATCATTTTTTCAATCCCTTTTCAAAGTCATCAATAGACTTATCGGTTATCATTTTTATAATCCAATTACAAAACCTAAATAACCAATATATGATTGTACATATTGAGGCTATGGAAGCAAATAAAAAATTATGTTTTTCTAACAAGGCAATAAAGCCAAGTACTGAAACGAATATATCTAAGAATCTATGAGGCATCTTCTTTTGGTTTAACGTAATCAATCTGTGGTAAGTCCTTTACCCATAAAAAATTTTCATCTGTTGTTTGTTCAACTTCTTCAGTAGTAATTATCCAAACATCATTTGCATCTTGCACAGGATTGTAAGTACAATCTGCAATATATTCAACTCCTAAAAGTTTCTTCTTTTGTGTTGCTGTTAATTTATATACTTTCATAATTAGTTAAATATTCCTAGCCAAGTCTGTTTGAAATTGTTGAATAATATTATAAATTAATAACGCATTTGCATCGCTTGTTATTCCTTTTCCAATAAAAGCAAAAGCATTTTGCCTAGTTGAATAGGCTGATGGAGTTCCGTTAACATTCCTGCACCCTAAATAAATATTAGCATTTGGCTGAGCAGAGCCAGCAAATGTTACGGTTTCGCCTACTAATCCATTTTTATATCTTTTAAAAACTCCGCTTGTAATTTTAGAAGTACAAAATAAGCCTAAAGTATTGGTCGGGTTATATCCTGCACCTGTGAAAACACTTGCAATCCTTGACAAACTCCCTAAAGTGTTCCATTTTGGAGCTATCGAAGTATCTACTCCACCTACCGATGCTGAAATATCCATTGAATCTTGAACTATATCAGTTCTTGAATAAAAGCCTAAACTTGCATCAGTATTACTTAAAGTTGTTGCGTTTAAAAAAGTATTGGCAAAAGCATTTGTTCCATTTGGTAATGCTCCATTTGCTGAATGTGTCCACCCCCCACTAAATGATAACCTATATGCTGCATCTAAATCACGTGGGTCTTTTAAATTAAATTTATGAGTGGTTGCTGTTCCTCCTACAATTGGATAAATTGCTAATTGGTCACTCCAAAAATTAA